AATGACTCAACAGTAATAGACATTAGTCTTCCTCAACCGTGTTAGTCAGCATATAGTGAGCGTTGTATTGCAAAATCCCTACTAAATATACTGGGTCTAATCCTTGCTCTATCTTTTCTAAGCACCACTCATAAAGCTCTGCATCTGCTTGTTCGGCAATAGAGTCCATCTTGTTTATAGGAAACTCTATAACTTTCATTACTCTTCCTGGCAAACTGGGTTCCATGCAATAATTGGAACTAAAGAAAAAAGATTATCTATAGTAGCGTCAATGTTTCTAGCTGTTTGTAGAGGACATAAAGCCTCTTCAGCTTCTCTAGCCTTTTCACCTATTTGTTTAGCATTGAAAGAACTACAGCCCACAAACGTAAAAAGAATAACTAAACCAAACAAAACTCTTATCATTTAAATAACCCCCTTACCCACTGATAAGCCCGTACAGGCGTCCACATAACCCACTGACCTATAGGGTGTACGTTACAAACAGCTAGAGCTTCTCTGAATATCTTGTCTGCCATTCGCTGATCTATGCCGTACATTTTCTGTATCGCCTCACAACATAAATAGTCGTGGACAATTGCAGCCTTACGATTCTTTGCGTTAGCTACAGGTACTAACCATCTCATTACTCTGGGGACACTTGCTAGATCAGTGAAGAACCCATGAGGAACAGTAATAGTCTTGTCTAATGTGCTGCTGTAATACCTAAACGAAGACAGAAGCCTCCAGCCTTTATCAACAGGCTCCATTAAGAGAGTTTGATCTACAAAGTGACTCATTTCTTGTCTTTACTTTCTCGCCAAGACTTGATCCCCAGAGCTACGGTAGTAACACCGCCAGCAAATACTCCTAGATCAGCCATTATGGTGAACCAGAAAGAAACCTCTTCCACGTTCAGGTTAATCCCCCACACGGTTACAGTCGATATGCCCGTGATTATTCCTTTGATTGCGGTTGGTTCTCCATTTCCGAACATGATCGTGCTCCTTTTATTCTACTGATTCTTGTTCGGACTTCGCGAATTCAGCAAACTCCTGCTTGGCCTTTGCTACTGCCTCTACCTCCTTAACAGGAACGGGCAGGTCGCTGTTTAGAATCTGCCAAATGATGTTTAGTGTCTCGTTGCTCATAGTGCTGCCTTCTCCGCTTCTTTCTGCGCAATTTCGGTTTCAATGTCAGCTACTTGGGCTTGGAGACTTTCAACCTGCCCCGACTCTGGGTCAGTCAACTCGTGGTCAAGATTGGCCTGAACCGCTGCGAGCTTGCCTTGTAGATCAAATATTTGCTCATCAATAGCAGCAATCTTGGCTTGTCGCTCGGCTTCCACTCGTTCGGCTTCAACAGCGTCAGCGTCCTTGTAATCATCCCGACCAACGTACCAATCAATCATGGCGTCATCGTCATTGTAAGCAGGGACGGTTTCAGTATGTGCAACCTCTGTCCACTTGGTGCGAGCCTTGCCTAGTGTTGCGGAACGATAAGGCGCTACCAGTTGCTCAATGGCGCGGTCCAGTAGGTCAACATCAACACCTGCAACATTGTCGCGGATAAGGGATTCATTTACCCCGTCAATTGTTACGTTTCCTAAGTCAATCATTGTGCCGTCTCCAAGTTAGCCAGATACAAGTCAATTACAGGCTGCGTGTGTACAGCAGCGGCGATTTCCCGAACCCTTGAAGGCTCGCCAGAATAGTCGTCACCAGGAACGATAACGTGCCTATGGAAAGACGAGGAAAGCACGTTACCGTCTTCAAGGATCTCGGTTTTTTCCCGAACTTGAATAGAGCCATTTTCAAGCACTTCAATCTTGTCTACTACTACATTTTTAATTAATGCCATTGTTGTTTCTCCATCCCAGAATCCACTGGGAATAATTGTTAAGCTGATGTTTGGTATTCCATCGAGATAAATAAGTCACCGTTGCCATTTGTTATGTCAGCGATGTTTACTGTGGTTCTTGTGGCCGAAGCAACTTCGTTATATATAACCGCAGTCGTACCTCCGCTTGAGACCACTCCGTACATGCCCCCTTCGTCTGTTGCTATCTGATCGCTACCAAGGCACATTAGGTTTTGGCTGTTTGAGGCGGTTACTGCCGCAAACGGTAGACCACCAACGCGAAACCCGCCTGCGGTCATCGAAGTTGTGTTTATATTAAGGACAGTTCCGGTAAGGCTCACCCTGTTACCGATCTTTGTGTATGTGCAGTTTGCAAGGGTTGCCGAACCCGCGCTCCCACCTCCAGAGGATAGTATGGTGGGCGTCCAAGTCCCTTCCTCATAGTCGTCTAGCAAGTTAGCCGCTGTGGCTGAACCTACTGTACCTCCCAGATAAATACCGCCAGAGTCTATGGAGCCGTCTGAATAAATTACGCAACGCTGTGTCGTTGAATCTGCAAAATCAACAAATCTATTGGTTTTATTATTAGGCGAAGCGGCACTAAAATTAACGAAAAGGCCAGTTGGGTCAGAAGCGTGGCTGTTTACAAGAGAGGCAATAGCTGTGTTACAAGGCACATTAACCGAAACTGCCGATACCGTAGTCGCCTCGCTATCAATCTCTAGCGCCGTGCCATTGCCGTTCTGGTCGATAAGAACATTAGTTCCCGTTCCATCGTTCCTTGTGTACAACCCACGCCCAGTTGAAGCAGCCCCATCAATGAACAATGTAAGCAGCCCATTAGAACCGCTGAAATTATTGCCGCCGGAATCATAGATTCGCATACCAGAGCCCGTTGTTGCGGCCATAGATATGTCTATTACATTTGCCGTTGTAGAGGAAGTGTCTATATCGAGCGCAGTGCCATTGCCATTCTGGTCAATGTACAAGGCCCGTTGTGCCGCTTCCTGCGTGAGAGACAGGCAGGTTGCTCCAGTTGCGCTTGGGTTTGCGTTTACTATTTGCTCTAGGTTTCTTGTGCTTGCATCTGTAGTGCTGGAATATATGTAAAAGGCGGGGGCTGTGGTTAAACTGTTGGCCTGAAGCAAAAATGCTCCGTTTGTGGTGCTGGAAACAGAACTAACAACACTCAGCGCAGTCTCATTCGCCGTATCAGTTATGCTTACCTTGCCTTCGGACAGGGTTAGGTCGCCTGCAAAGGTGGCGTTCTTAGAAGAATCTAGTACCAGTGTATTCGGAGACAGCTGCGCGTTTGCTTCACTGGTTCCAGTCCTAAATTTTATATCGCCGCCTGTACCTCCGCTGACATAGCTTTGAAAAATAGCGTCGTTGTTACGGGCGTCATATAAAACCGAGTACAGGTCATCCCCGGTTTCAGTTGTGCTTAATGTCCAATGTGCCGCGCTCGGATTACTAGGGCGTAGCATCTCAAACACCGCAGCATCATTTGTGTTCCTGCCAGAGACTTTACCGTAGTACCCGAAAGTACCGTTGGTCATTGTTAGGTCGCCTGCCCCAATAAGAACATCACCAGCAGCAGCATTTATCGCGTAATTAGTACCTGCGTTTGTCGCAGAAGCGTATAGCGCCGTATTTGTTGTGGCCGCTCCGCTTGTGAGCAAGACAGCGCCATAAGAATTCGAGCCTGTGCCTGTCATCTCGGAATGGATGCCACGATCAAAAGTGCCGCCTAAATTTAGTCCGCGACTAGCATCCACTGACTTGCCGTTCATCGCCACTTTGCCTGCAAGGGTGGCGTTCTCAGCAGACAGAGTGCCTGTGAAGGTTGGGTCCACAGGATTGATTGCAGTAACTTGCCACGAAGAGCCGTTGTAGACTTTCATGTCACCACTAGTGGTGTTGAAGTACAACGCACCAGTTAATAAAGCATTGCCGTCATTGTCTAGTGTAGGGTCAGAGGCTTTATCGCCTAAGTAGCGGTCATCAAAAGCATCGTAGGACGCTGCTGCTGCGGTTGCTGAAGTTGCAGAAGCTGTAGCTGATGTGGCTGCATTTGAAGCTGATGTGGCTGCGTTACTAGCTGAGGTAGAGGCTGCTGCGGCAGAGTCTGCTGCTGAGGTAGCTGAACCTAAGATAGAGTCTGTGTAGGCTTTAGTTGCTGCATCCTGAGCTAACGTAGGGTCGCCCACACCAGTAATCTTATTAGTCCCCATCGCAATAGCACCAGACATAGTGCCGCCAGTGAGGTTGAGCTTTAGAGCGTCTGCTGTGTCAACATACGTCTTAGTAGCTGCGTCCTGCGAAGAAGTAGGGTCGCCAAGACCTGTAATCTTTGACGTACCCATTGCTATCGCACCAGTCATCGTACCACCCGCAAGAGGTAGCTTAGTGGCTAGTGCTGTTGTAACAGTAGAGGAGAAGTTAGCGTCATCGCCTAATGCGGCGGCTAGTTCATTCAACGTATCAAGAGCAGCAGGGGCAGCGTCAATAACGTTAGAAACAGTAGTGTCTACATAACCTTTAGTAGCTGCGTCTGTGGAAACAATAGGGCTACCCAAGTCACTCAATACAGCAGCGTTAAAGTCTACAGTGCCATTAATTACAAGGTTGTTGAGTGTGGTTGTGCCTGAGCCTGATGTGACGTTTCCTGTGACGTTTCCGGTTAAGTCTCCAGTTACATTACCTGTAACATTACCTGTCACGTTACCCGTAACATTACCTGTCAACGCACCAGCAAATCCTGTATTAGCAGTAATTAAAGTGCCAGTTACAGCCTGGGGTGTTGACCCACCAATAACTATGCCATTAACTGTGCCGCCCGTAAGCACAGCGTTAGAAGAGCTTAGATTGGAGTTAGCAGTAACTGTACCAGTGGCTGTAATAGCACCAGTTGTAATTGAAGAAGGATTAGTTCCAATCTCAATAATTGTTGCACCGGAGTCCTCCGTAAAGAGTCTCTTGTCTGCAGTATTTACAGCAAGCTCACCTTGTACTAAGTCTGAGGCCGTAGGAACGGCTGACGAAGTAGAGGAAAACTTAGTAATAATCGTTGCCATTATGTCTTGCTCCAATAATTTCTAGGCATTCTATTTTGAGCTTGCTCAATAGGAGTCGCCCATCTTACGTTGCCATGTTCGTAATGGCCTAAACCATTAATTCTATCAAGTGTTGTATTTTCGGGCCTAATGCCTATGTCATCAATTAGCTCTTGCAAACACTTAAATCTAAATTCTATATTCTCATAAGCAGGGTGATGCTTTAAACCTAGCTTGCATCTTTGTTTTGCCTTATAAAAACTGTTTCTTGTCCTTTTAAGGTCTGGATTGTTAATAACACCAGTTCCTTTTCTAGGGTGTGACTTGTCAGCAAATCTTTTCTGATTTCTGCAAGGCTTACACCACAATTCCTTTCCTTCTTTTTGAGCCTTTCTTACAACATCGCCTCTAGCTAAACGAACTTTGTTGCAGCTCGGGCAAGTTGTTTCTATCTTCAAGTTCCAGTTTGGCATATTGATTTTCCAATGAATTGTTAAAGTTCATTAAAATCATACTACCAGTTAGAACTATTATCCACTTAACCCTGTCTGCCCAGTAAGCTGCTGAACATTTGCCTTTAGCAATGTTTTTTGCGTGACGCGCCTTAAAAGACTTCCTCCTCGCCTTCTCTGCCGCTGTCTTCGGATTCTTGCCAGCACCTTTAACGCCCTGCTGACCAAAGCGAATTGTCTTAATGCTTCCATCCCCACACTTAGCTACAACAACGTGGCTTTTAGTAGGGTGGTTAGGAGTCCTCTTAGGTTTGTTAAAACCAGAGACACCTGCTCTTTCTAGTCTTGGATCTTTCTTTTTCATAATAAGAAGTCAGGGGGCCGAAGCCCCCTAACCTATCCTAACTTATACGTCAGGGACACAAAGGATGAAGCCAGCTTCTGGACGATGTGCTTGAACACCATAAAGGGTGTCAGCAGTGTACAGAGTTGACAAATACTCTTGCTTGTACTGAGTTTGTGAGCGAACACTCATTTGCTCAGCCAGGACAAGGGCATCCTTGTGAATGAGGTAAGCACCGCGAACATCAGCAGTACCAACAGAGTTGGAAGTTGCGTCTTCAATGAGAGGGCAGTTAGAAGAGACATAGATGTCAATTCCATAAACTGAACCAATCAAACCAGACTGGACAGTTGCACCTTCACGGAAGTCAGCAGATACATAACGCTCAGTACCCATGATTGCAGAACGCAGCGCAGGTGGAATGATAAATGCGCGGTCAGTCATAGGAACATCAGCATCATCCATCAGCTTGATGAGAGCGCGGAAGCCAGCGTCAGTAAAAACGTCAGCAGCTACCACAGTGTCATCGGTGTACGCTGTCAGACCGTTAGAGGCGTCGACGAAATAAGAGTTGGCGCTTTCCCATGCAGTACCAGTACAAGTACCAGTAACAGGAACGGTCAGGTCAAAAGTACCACTACCAAAACCAGTACCAGCGCGGAACAGGTCATCATCAACCTGCTTAGCAAGAGCGTAACCAGCATCTTCAGTGTAGAACTGACGAAGTGAGGCAAGGGCCTGTACTTCAACAATGTCTTCAATCAGACGAGAATACTCGTAGTGACGGTTAATGGTAACAGTAGTTTCACTTTCCAAGTTAGCCTGCATAGTTACAGCAACAGCTTCTGCCTTAGCATTAGCGGAGCCGCGAGTAGGCTTAGGAAGGTGGATAACATCACCCTTGTTGCCAGACATTGTCATTGTCTTAACAAGAGGAGCCATCTTCAGAGATTTTTGATATGCAGCAATAACTTCATCAGACCATATTTCAGGTACAAAAGTTCCCGCTGCGGTTTTGTCTACAGTTGCGTTTGCAGTAAAAAACGCACCAGAAGTTTCACCAGCCATGTTTAATTTCCTTTATCTTACGCGCTTCTCTGCATACGCCCGACGAATTTCGGGTTCCATGCTTTGATAACGCTTAGGGTCAGTCTTCATAAGTTCAATAATATCTGCCCTTCGATAAATCTTTTTAGACGGGGTTTCAGAACTACCTTTAGCCCCACCAGTAGAAGCCTTCTTAACAGCATCCTTTCTAGCATCTTTCTCGTCTTGAACAGCAGTTTGTGACATCTGCTTAATCTGTTTCCATTGAGAAAACAAATTGTCAGCAGCTCTACTGTCATACTGTTGGTCAGCACGAGTTAGAAGTTCAATGCGAATATCATCACTCTTTACCCAGTTAATAAAATCTGGGCTTTGAATAATCTCTTGCGCATCTGGATGTTTGTTAATCAACTCCTGCTTAGCTTGGTCTTGTCTAATCCGTAGAGTGTTTTCTTGAGCCTCCCTAATAGCAGGGTGGTTCGCAATCTTACTTTCTACAGCTTTGTCAGGGTCAGCAAAAAAATCTATCTCTTCAGCAGGTTCAGGTGCTTTTGTTTCCGACTGTTTAAGAATGAAGTTATCTACTACCTTTCGTAATTCTCCAACTTCAGCGCCTTGACTTCCCAATCGGCTTTCAGCTTCTTGGTGCATCTTAGCTACTTCAGCTATTGTCTTACCTTGGTACATTGGTGCAAGCTCTGCTTCCCCTTCCGAAGTATTTACTTCTTCTTGGACAGGTTCTTCCACGCTATTTACTTCATCTACCTCTACTGGGTCAATTAGTGTTGCCATTATTAAACTCCGTTAAGACCGACTCTAGCTACCCCGAAGGACTATTGTTCGGCTGCCTTACGTTCTAATGCCATCTTCTGCTCTCTGGAACGAACCCACTTATCTGTTGCACCTGGAAAATGTCCAGAAGCGGGGTCGAGACTACACCTGACAGCAGGGATGACTCGCGTTGCTACCTCATCACATTGAGGACAATCAATCTGTGTAGTTTCACGTGAAACAAGTTTTTCATTTACATGAGCATACTTGCATATAAAATCAAACAGAATCATTGCTATCCTCTACATAATGTTCAACGGTAGACTCCATATTAAGCATGAAGGCAAGGATATTTAATTGTCCTTTACGGAAATATAAATCCTTGTTGTCCTTCGTTGCTTCTACAGAATTTATTTGGATGGCATTATTCCTAAGCTCATCCATTAATACTTTCCAGCCCTCTGTACGAAACATATCTTTAAGAGCTTGGTAATGCTTTTCTTCCTCTCTTTCCACCCTTTGACTCCTTATTAGCTTCCTCTAGCTTTTGGATTCTTTCTTCTAAACCTTTAACGATTCCATTAATTTGATTTAGAATGTTCTGCATTTCTACGTTAGTAATCATTGTGTTAAAGTCTTAGCTGTTTCCAGGTTAAGCCTTCTTTCCTCCAGTAGTTTGTCAGTTACTTTCATTCGTCTTTCAAACTCTTTGTCATCCTCATTGCCAGCCTTTAAGTTAGTGGCAATAGCCTTAATCCTGTCGTTCTCAAGTTCCACAGGAATAGCTTTAGTCTCTTGAGCAATCTTCTCAGCCCTAGCTTGAGATTCCATAGCCTGTCCGTTAAGGGCGTTAGTCTGAGACTGCTGGAACTGTAGCTGTACTTGTTGTGCTATTTGAGCTGCTTCCTGTGCTTCAGGATTAGGCTGTGAGGCTTGTTGGATAACCTGAATCAATTGCTCCCTATTGGAGATGTTCATGTTATCTATGATGGATTGTATTAAAACTGGGTACAGAGGAGAGTCTGAACCCATAGTTTGTAACAGTTGTACNAATTGAGTTACTTCGTATTCCCTAGCAATAATCCCNAAAGAGGATACGACTTCAAACTTGTAATCGTTAACAGGGTAGATCTCAGGCTCAAACTGCATATACCTGTGTGCCACTTTTGTTACGAATGGTATCAGAAAAGACTCTTGGAAGTTGATAAGAGTCCTTTTGTGCCTCTTAATAATCGCCCCAAGGGACATAGAAATTCCCGCAGCGGTAGCTTCACCGTTAATAGAGCCAGGTATTCCAGCAGAATCTATAGCTCCGGTAGCTGTTTGTACCATCTTCTGCAGTTGGTCAGCTTGAGCGAAGGTAATTTGAGAGACTTGTCCAAAGTTAAACGGCTGTAATACTTCTCTAGGGTCGCCGTTAGTTAATAATATCTTACCAGGACGGACTTCTGGCTTCGCACCCCTTGGTAAACGAGTGGCATCCATAGCCATCATAGGGTGTACAGTTAATGCTAGGGCATCTATTCTGGCCCTCAATTCAGCATCTAATGCCTTTTGTGAGTTATATCCTTTCTCACATACACCTCTACCCCAGAATCTCCCTGGAACTATATCCCAAGGGAAGGCTACGATAGGTCTATCACCCATCATGTAGGGGTTTCGTTCTACTTTAAGTAGAGTTCCACCGTTAGCAATAACGATAATACATTCAATGTAATGACCATCTTCCTCTTCAATCTCAAAGTCTTCTTCATCTTCTACGAGATATTTAGGGACTAGACCATAGTATTTAGTAAGACGAACCTTATTATCAGGCTGGTCAATCAACTCAGGGTCAGGGTCAAGGTCGGTATCGTTATAAGCTAGGGTGATGTCAACGTCCTTGTAAACACCACTTTCTTGTAGGAGTTCTACTTGGTGATACGGGACAAATTCATCAACAGCAACACCAATAGCCTCCTCAATAGAAGTTGCTACGGGGTCAATTAAGAAGTTTTGTGGAAGGATTGGACGGAGCTTACAGACTGTTCTGTCTGCTATGTTTACTCCTACTGCCTGCATCTGCCCTTCCATTATTGGTTGGGAGGCTGGCTTCATTTCTTTTTCTTCTTGCAGCACTATTTCTGCAATGCCAGTCCCATAGACGGCGGCGTTTATCAGACACTCAGCAACACCCTTTCTTGCTTTGTTTTGCTGAAAATCTCTATAAAGTTGTTCTCTAAGGAATACAACATCTTGAGGCTCACCATCCCTCAAATCATCCTTAATGTCAAAGAATCTTCCTCTTCCGAATGTAGCTTCTTCAATTTCAGCTACTGAAGATTCAACAGCCTGTTGTAAGGCTGGGGATATAATCTGACTTCTTTCTGAGTCACGGGTCTTATCTTCTGCGGAAAACTGGCCTCTCCACAGACGATTATACTCTTCAAACTTATCTTGGTAGTTATTATCAAAGTGGTCACGCCATGAGTTACACTGCTGCATAACCCAGTCTTCAACGCTTTGTAGAATTCCAAACTCTTCTTTATCAAGCATATTAGTAACCAGCTACCATATCGACCACATCAAAGTGGTCTTCTTCAAAGTCGTATGAGTAGGAGACGTTAGCCAGTTGGTCTATGTAGGCCAATGCGTCCACCATATCGTCATGTGTCAGGGCGTCAGGGAATTGAAATAATTCATCCATGAATTGAACATTCCATTCACCTTTGTTAAGGTGAATAAGACCATTCTCAAATCTTCCTTGTAACGCCCACATAACCCTATCTGTTTTCTTCTTGTTTCCATGGGTTAGTTCTTCAACCCTAAAGAAACGAGAATACTTCTTCATAAGATCCGTTAATGGAGACATTACAGCTTGACGGGCTATACCTTTTTCTATACCCACAGAAATAGGTTGATAGTCCCTAACAGCCTGAAATATCTTCTGGGCAGTCTGGTCTAAAGACCACCTACCCGTAATTATATCCTTAACCCACCACCCTTGGCTACCCACCTTTACCACAGCGATAGCGGTGTTGTCAAGATTTTTGGTTTTGTTTTTCTTCCCAACCTCCTCAAAGCCAGCTAAGTCAATGGCTATGTAGTAATCACCATCAGGCTCTTCCTCTGAGAATTTAACCCAGGACTCCTTAAACATTTCAGAGCCACGGGCTTCAAAGGATGCCATGAACTCCTGTCTAAAAGCGTAGGAGGACATAGATATTTTAGCTTGGTCAATCTCATTTTTTTCTAGGAGATTGTTATCATAGCTAGTGTAATGCCATGCTTTGAAGTTGGGGTCGCCACCTAACTCGGCTTGTTTGTAGAGGTCATAAAAATGGTTTCTACCCATTGGAGTCCCAATGAACAAAGCACTTGCCTTTAAGTCTGACAGAGCTGGGCGTAAAATCAACTCCCATACGTCAGGCTTCATGTCTGCGTATTCATCCAATACTAAGTAGGCTAGACTTACACCCCGCATAGTCTCTGGCCTGTCGGCTCCCTTTAGAGAAATAGTAATCCCGTTAATTAACTTAATCTGCAAGTTGTTAACGTGGGATCCTTCAACCATGTCCCCTCCTAGTTCTAATAGGAGGTTCCACATAATATCTCTAGCTTGACCTTGAGTAGGGGCTACATAGAAAACGTGGCCTTTAGTAGCTTGTAAGGCATTTACCAGAAGCAAGTAAGCCGCAAGACGGGATTTCCCTGTCCTACGGCCTGCTGCGACAACTTTAAACCTAGCGGGGTCGTTCCAGACTTCTTGTTGCCAATTTAATAAATTAATGTCTAAGTTCATATAGTTAAATCAAACTTAGTACCATCATGCTTTAATAGGATAAATGAAACAATTACAACAAAAGTAGAGCCAGCTTCAGGAGTTACAGTCATAGTATCTCCTTCATCCATAATTAAAAACTGACCATATTCTCCACCGTACTCAATAAAGTCTTTACTATTTAAAGATTTAGAAGATGCAAAGGCGTAAGTATCACTTCCATCAACCCAAGCTGCGCTAAAACTTTTAGTAGAACCCGTATTGTTAGTTACAAAGACGTTAGTGATACGCGCCTCATAACCTGTAGGAACGGTCATTATGGTATTGGCAACACCAGCAGTAGGGTTGTTACCAATTGTATAAAAAGTTTCTGGTCTCATTTCCTAGCCCTTGAGGTTTTCTTGGCTATCTTTTTGGGTTGTTTAGAGAATTGCTTTCCTTTTTTCGTATCTTCCCGCTTCTTTCTTGATGTTTCTTGATATTCCTTCTTGGTTAATTTTTCCCTAGCTTTCTTAGGTAGATAGCGTTCGCCCGTAGCTTTCTTGCCTTGGGTAGAGGGTTTGCCCGACTTAGTGCCCCACTCTTCCTTAGTCCACTTAGAAAGGGATTTCTGGGCTTTAGTTTTACTTCCAGTAAATCCCCCTCCAGCTTTCTTATATTCCTGGGTTAATAGCTGGGCTTTACGAGCCGACCATTGACCAGACTTACCCCCTTTGGATCCAGCCATAATCTTGTTTTTAAGTCGTTCTCGTAATTTGGGTTTGGTGTAGGCCATTACTTAGGCTTCTTTACCTTTTTCTTTTTACCTTTTTTCTTCATACCACCGTAATTGTAACCAGGCATAATTATCTCCAGTTTGAACGTGCTTTGTTTTGAGCTTTCTTACTCAGCTCACCGTAATGAAAGAGCCTAACACTAGAACTTGTGTGTTTAGCCCCAGAATGTAACTCACCATTGGGCATTTTATGAGTACCACCTTTATGGAGGGTTCCATCTTTTTTGTAGTGATTAACGCCCTTCATCAGGATATTCTCCGTATTGAATCATGTGTGCTATGTCTAAGGCTCTCTGACCCACCTGAGAGGCCCATAGAGAGTCTAAAAACTCCATTGAAGCCTCAGGGTAGTCTTTTGTTTCCATCAGCTTAAGGGCCAGTCTGAAGCCTCTCAGACGGGGTAAGCCTATATTGAAGCAAATATTAATCATTGCGTCCTTACGAACTCTATCTAAATCATCATAGAAACGAAAGGCATTGCTTAACTCTTCATCAGTTCTTTGGATGTCATTGTTTAATAGGGTGTAGATTTCACCATCAGATAGTCCTAATCCACCATCCTCGTCAATATTCCTACCAACACCTATAGTCCACTTGCCAGCGGGACACTTATAAGCGAATCTCTTAACACCTTCGTGTTTGGCTAGTTGATCTGCTAATCTATTCAATTATTTCACCCTCAATGTCCTGAACGTCAGATTCTATGCGGTCTATAGAGGATACGTTAATCTGGATTATTGGCTTTTCACCACCTTTTGCCTTATCATAATGACTTAAAGGGGCCATTCTATCCATTATTAACTTCCAAGCTGCGGCCTGGTTCTTATGTTCAGGGTCTTCAGCAGCCCTAACAATGGCATCTATAACGTGTTCTATCCTATTAGCGGATAGAAGGCGTTCCTCTAACTTCTTAATGGCAGTCCTCATACCTTTAGGTCTACCCTTAACCTTCTTACCCTCATCTTCCCACTGTTGGCGAGTCATCAACCTATCAGGTTTACGAGGTCTACCCCTTCCCCTCTTCTTAGGTTCTTCCTCTACAGAACAGTCAGTAATACCATTTGGTGCATTTAAATCATTCATTAGCGAATCATACCAATATTTAGCGAAAAATACCAAAAAGTATAACTTATTGATAAAAAGACTATTTTGTCGCTTTTTTGAAATTGGTCTTTTGCAAATTTGGGGGGGTACTATAATAATTACAGCACGCCAGCCCCCTCCCCGCCCCCATTTCAGCGGCCCACCGAACGAACGCTCGCTCTATAGATCACTGTATAAACGTACAGCCTGGATGGATATACAGTACTGGATGGATTGACAGTGTGTGGTTTTGTTTGGCTACCAATAAAGCATCCAATATCCCATTCAATACCCTGGCAATTCCCACCAATAAACTACTGTACAAAAAACCAGTAAAAAAAGTGAAAATAATTCTAGACAATAGCTATTATATACAATAGTATCTCTATCACTGCTTAGGCAGACTAACTAACCACAAGGAATAGAGACATGCACACTATCTACTTATATGTTGAAAACGGTACTTGGGTAGCAGAGCACACGGACCCAATGATTAAAGAGTTATTTGGTACTGACACCCTGCCAACTGCTTACACAGATGATATGCGCGCTGAAGGCGTAGTTGAGTTGGTATCCAATAAGTTTCCGCAATACGAGGTTTGGGAAAAATAATTTGGCTAGAAGACTAATCAAAGGATACCAGCCCAGGGATGGGCTATCACTAATCAATACAGAGGGTTTATATATGAACGATATAGCTAAAATGAATGCCAACGATATAGACAGACTGTTAGCAACTACAGACCTATCTGCTACTGATGTCTTTAATGCTTTGCGAGACTATTTCTACGCAAGGCCGAGCAGAACCAGAGCCAAAAAGTGGGAAGGGTTTTTCAAGCTAAACGCAACCCTGTATGCAATGGTGACAGATGAAGATATAGATATGATTCGAAAAGCCAGAGGGTTTTGAATAATCCACACTGAAGAGAGCCAGATGGTGACTGGCCGAAACCCCTTCGGGGGTCTGTGGAAACCAACAACAGAGGGTTTATAGTAGAACCATGATAGCAATCAACTGCAAAGACGGGTCAGCTTGGCATAGTTGGCAAATTGAGGGGAATCAGTGGGCTAAAGACAACCCGCTAAAGGATAGCGTAGAAGCTGCTGAGTCTTTCTGTAACCTGCCAGGATGGCCAAATGCCGCAAAGGATGCGCGTTATCAGGCCTTCTTAGAAGGGGCAAAACATTATCAATTAGGGGTGAATAATGAACATTAGACCAATCGCATCAAATCAAACTGAACTCACAACAACAGAGGGAACCGTTATCCTGTTCTCATATCAAACGCCAGTAGCGGCACAACTGCCGTCTGGTAGATATGTCAGAACCTCTAACTGGTACAGCAAGACAACCACTAAGCATATCAACAAGTGGTTATCTGGTGTCTCTGCTGATGTGGAGGAACAGCCAGAGTCTTTCTTCCACGGATTAACATCTTAAATTGTAAAAAGAGCGCCCCCAAAATCGGGGGCTAATCCACAAAGGAGAGGGAAATTATACCATGAATTTATCATTTGAAGCACTTGGCAAGACAGTAGAAGTAGACTTTGACAGCACTAGTCAGCATATGGTTGTGTACTTTGACAATCGCGAAATAGCAGAATCTTGCGGCGATATAATCCAATATCCCCGCGAAATACAAACAGGCATAGTGCGCGGCGCTGCGGCGGATGCATGGGAGCGCAAGCAATTAAAAGAAATAGCAGAACAAATTTTAGCCGAAAAGGTGATTAATGATGAATAACAAACAAATAGAGCAATTATCCGAGACTGTATACGCCATATTATCTGGGGTAATTATGGTGGGCTTCACTTTGCTGGTTCTATTCAATTTGTAGGGGGAACCGTGCCAAAAACTAATTACAAGCTAAAACCTGGCGGGATGTTTTGTAGGTGTCCAACCTGCAGAGAGGCATTTTCAGGCGAAAGCGCATTTGATATACATAGGGTAGGGGTACACTCAGAAAATCGCTCCTGTGTACGCCTAGGGGGTTCTGAGAGGCATATAGTCACTACGCCGAAGGGTAATACTAAAACATTAGTGCTTAGAACCCTTCCAAGGGGTACATATTGGGGAATTTTAGATGAGTAAAGCAGAAACAATTCTTGAGCGGCTAGAGATGGTTCGGAAAACTGGCAGTAGTAAATGGATTGCCAGATGCCCAGCGCATAATGACGGCACACCAAGCCTATCAGTAACTGAGATAGATAGCGGGAACCGCGTGTTGATTCACTGTCACGGCGG